TTCTCATCTTGGCTCATGGGTGGCTCCCACGAGGAAGGTCCATACTTTTGGACCGTGCCGGGCCAATAACAGGGAATAAAGCTGATATCGCTATCAGCAACCCTTAGATTATTGGATTCCAGCTTGAGTAAACACTTGAGCAAGGCACCAGTATCTCCGAGCTGATCACTCGGAGCTTTGGCCTCGACAACATAGCCCCGAACTTGAGGGCTAAAAAGGCTTGGGTGCATGCGTTCACAATCGTAATCGTGAAGGCGTGAAACCCTGCCTAGCACAGGTGAGTCTGGTGCTACTGTCGGGAAATGTTTCAACATTCCTTTAAGTAGCTTATCCAGATAACGGACGGTCAAAGGATACCAACCAAGATATAGTTGGTTCCTGAGAGCAACCGTTGCAATCACACCTGTTGCGTCTGCCATTGTGTCGGGTAACGCTTGCCGGACACGGACTATTGACACGTCCTGTCCATTAAAGTATTCCCGGCCACAAGACTCTCTGAACCTTCCGGTCCAGAAAGACTTGTCCAGACCAACTCGAGCTCCAAAAAGTTCGAGTGTCTGTACAATGGTATGCACATGATCTACGGGGACAATCAAATCATCTCCGTAGACACGCACCGCACCAAGAAAAGACTTCAAGTCCCTCTTGGTTAGCGTCCTGTTGAGCGACTTCTGGATTCCTAAGAAGATCAAGGTCGTAAAGACCATGGCCTCCACCGGAAAACAGAGCGCTGAACCCATAGACGCGTACTTGGCCAAACGAATAATTCCGTGGCCAGGTACCTCAGCCCGTCGTGAACGTGTGGCATCGAGGGCCTCTGTCAAATGAGGCCATCGTTCAACCATCCGTCTAACGAGCTGATTGGAAACACGATCGGAAGCATCACTCAAATCGAGTGTTGCGGTTCGGCCATCAGCCGAGCCTTGACGAGCAAGCTCCTGGTTAGGAGTCTGATCATCAAAACCGATAAGTCCACGTAGGAGTTCATCCCTATCGTGGGCTGCAAGGAAACTTCGCAGTAAAGCCTGTTGCATGTATTGAATACATGTAGGCTCCACTGCGATTATCCTTGGTGTTTTCAACGTTTTAGGGACGGGGATAACCTTCACAGGTATCTCCATCTCGGGTTCGAGGATGTCTACCTCACTTAGGTCATCAGTAAAATGATGATTTGGGATGAGGTACCTGTCTAGGGGAAATACCCTATCTAGGCGTCGGGTCCAGGTACGCTGGCGATACTTTCCATTACTGGAAAGGCCGTCGGCGGTAATACCGGGACCATGTTTAGGGAGAAGTTGTCCATAATAGACATCTCTGTCCATTTGGGTGAACAACTCACTAAACAGCAGAGCGGACATAGATTCAAACTCAGAGAGATCTCTCTCACTGAGTTTGGAGTCCGTCTGACGTACATCCTGCTCACACTCAATGTACCCGCGCATCGCTTTTCTCGTCCTTGCATCACTGCAAGGAAGAGAAATCTTGCCAAACGTCAACGTAAGTTGACGAATAGCATGAATTGACGCAATGCACGGATCATCGAGCAACAGGCCACTTGCCGGGTCAAACACACGGGAGTAGAAACCTCCGAGAAATCGGGGGTGACTACCATTCTTACCTCCCTTGGCAGGGAAACAAGAATGTAGCCCGACCTGGCCTTGGTCCATCCACTTTTGGGTGGCTTTTCCAAGGTCTGGTAGGGTTATCGTCAAAAACGATAACCCCTCATGTTTGACACGCCTCTTGACGGTATTAATGTCAAGGGTGGCGCTAGTGCAGCATAAGATGGCCGAATCTTCGGCCATCTTGGACCAGAGTGACATCAGGCTTTTCAAAGCACCTCCTAACAGAGGTTGACTTTCCTTAGCCAATGTCATATCACTTCTATTCCCGGGGCACCCCACGAATGGGGCACCCCAAGACTCACCCGAGTCTTATTGAAGGGAATAGTCACCACAAGGAGAGAAATGCCTTCATGGCACTTCCCAGATGAGGAATTTACGAAGACGGGTAATAGCCAAATATCTTGGCTATACTGTCTGCGTAAGCGTATAGGGCTTGAAAGATCAAGGCGGACACCAAGAGCAGGACTTTATATCCTACTTCAAGGTGAAAGACGAGACCTTCTTGGCCTTCTACATCCTCAGCCCCACGCTGGTCAGGAACAATTGGATCCGAACCTTCTTTCGTAACAGAAAGGGGTAAGGAAACTTTGATCCGAGCAGCGGTTCCTTTACGACTCACCAGCAATCAATTTGGTGATGAGCGCATCGGAGCTGGCCGCGAACTGGGTCTTAAACCCAGTATACACAGCAAGTTGCTCGGCAGCCGTATAACCGACTGGAGGAACGTCAAAGACGATGTAACAAGACATCGACACTTTGACGTTCTCCGCTGGAATAAACGGATCTGCCGTCAGCTTCGAGTGGTTGATCCTGAGCAGATGCCTTAACCGCTTCCCACTATCGTGGGAAGCAAGCATCTGAATCAGGCCATCCGCACTCTGATAGACGGTCTCGTCCCCCTCGGTTGAAATACGAGGGAGCGGGGTCGTCACAGCAGAGATTGTGACGGTCTGTGGATCTGTGAATGCCATAAGCATCACTCCTAGGACTCGAGGTTAATGTCGAGCCCCTGTACCCAAGGGTTTAAACTTGAGTACGTGGAAACGACATAGGGCAGACAACTTCAGAACACTCGGGTTATACCGAGTGCAGCTGAGATTGCCAATTGGCGCGGAGATAGACCATTCCAGTCTATCTCGAACCCAAATGGTGTGGCCTTTTCCCGGCGTTTGAATTCACTCCAAACGGTTACGGGAGAAGCGTGGCAGGTACCATACGGTTTAAACCGCGGGGTACCAACCAAAGTGTAGGTTGTACTTTTGGAGCAATGCTCCATAATATAACCCCACTTCATCACCAAACCGTCGACGGCCCAATCCGAGAGATTTGAAACAACATCTCCCGCATTGGAAAACCAGTCGGCAGCCCACGTCCAAGGCAATGCGTTCCAGACAACTTCAGGCGTAAGCTCGATCCCCAAAAGGGGTCCAGCCTTAGCTGCCGCGCTCACCATTCCGTTTCGGCTATTATAGCCGACCGGCAGGTGATACGTGAAAGCACCTGAAAACCAAACCCTACTATAGGTTTTGGTTGTCTTATAGAGCACAGGCCTTGGCTTTGAGAAATCGATGCAGTCAGACGGATCTGATGTATACAAAAAACCATCAGAAGGTCCGACTACTTCGGTTACCTCGGTAGTCTCTACTGGGAACTCATAGCGTCGTCGTACCACTTTGCCTGAATTACGTTCATAAGCTGAAAGAAGCTTATGAGCGTTGGCAGCTGCGTATGCAACATCACGCATGTCTGCGGCAAGTGGTTCCCAGCCGAAAGCGGAATTCAGGTATTCGTCTCCTGCTGCTTTAGCAAGATTCGTTCTACCTTTCCATGAAGGGACACCCGGTAATTTGGGTATCTGTCCGTGGAAGATTTCCGCTATATCAACGGCTAGGTTGGCGACATTATTGGTAGGTTTGATCTCCGCTATCGCCTTAGTGCCGAGGGGCCTCAAGTTTTTGAGGTTTGCCTCGTCATGTAGGAGAGAGTTGGGATCAACAGCATAGATTGGTCCGTGATAATCACTTTCCAACCAATTGCTGAACCAAACATCACCTCCATACGTGTGCTGATTAGCTGCTTCGCTAATAACAGCAAACGAAAAGGAAGTGAAGTTACCTCCAATATCTCCGGCAAAGGGCCCACGTAAGCGGGTCCTTTGAACCCAGAGACCATGGTTCTCATCGGAAGTAACCTTCCGACCCCTGAGTTCGGGTTTCGTTGTCAACTTACCGCTAAAGTTGTCATCAGTTATGATGGCACCATTAGCGTTGGGCGGATAACGAATTACCCGACGCTGACGCCAATTCGGACCGTTAGTCCAATCCGGTATTGGCATCAT